AAAAGCAAACGAGTATTTTTTGTCAGGAAAATCTAATGGGCTTACATGACGAAATTCAGGCAGAAATTGCTGAAGCATTTAATGATGATTTAGCTGATGCCGTTCATACTTTTACGTGTGAGCGAGTCGCTAAATCAAATTGGGATCCTAAGACAGAAACCTACGTTGAAGTTAAGGAAAATTACTCAGGTCGTGGTGTTCTATTCGGCTCATACAGTCAATATGAAATACAAACGCTCGGAGTATTAGCTACGGATAAAAAGGCTACTGTGCTTCAAAATGAAGTGACTATGGACCCGAAAATTGATGATGAATGGATTACAGCCTTAGGTTCATTCCGGGTAATTCATATTAAACAAGATCCAGCTGCAACTATTTGGAAATGTCAGTTGAGGAAGGTTTAATGACTTGGACTGCACATGAGGTCTATGACAGCTTTCAGGTTGTACCTGATGATGATTTAAAGCCTCATTCATTTTTCATTGCGAATGCCATCCCGAATATGTGGATGGCATTTTTGTTCATAACGCATTTGATGGAAGAGAGGCTACTGAAACTCCTTTGCTAAGTTGATAGGTTAGACCATGGTTAGCACAGATTACATACCTTTATGGCATATCTCTCCCTTCCAACATGTTCAATATACATTAGCTCGAAATCAGCTTCACATGGATCTGTTATTCGAGGATATGAATAACGTTGATAAGTTCTTGTCTGCTGAAGGTGCAGCGGCTCAAGTTAGTTACTATTTTGATGGTGCATATGCAGTTGTTCAGTTGGGCGATACTTCAGAAAGAAAACCGATTGAAGTTTATGGACTGCTTTTGCACGAAGCAGTTCATATCTGGCAGAAGATTAGAAAACTAATGGGTGAAAAGGAGCCTAGCTCAGAATTTGAAGCTTACTCAATTCAAGCGATCGCTCAAGACCTTTTTGAAATGTATGAAGAAAGTGAGGTGAATGATGGGATGGAAGGGAAAAAGACCCACTAAATTTAGTTTTGATATAGCTAAAACAGCAGAGGAAAAGGTAAAGAAAATTACTATGGATACTGTCCAGTCTTTGGTCGTTTCAAGTCCTGTTGATACCGGTGCTTATCGTTCTTCTCATATTGTTTCGATTGGATCTGGTGACTATGGGGTGCGAGAGCCTTCTACAATTGCTGTTCAAGATGCAGCGATTCAAGTAGTTAAGTTTAAGCTGGGTAGTTTGGTCTATATCCAAAATAACCAGCCCTATGCTGAACGATTAGAAAATGGATGGTCTGATCAAGCACCGCAAGGTATTTACAAGACCACGTTTACTTATATTTCTCAAAAGTACGGTGGTTAAAATGGCAATGACTTTAGAGCAAACAAGGGAAGCCATTATCAATCGAATGCAAAGCTTTACAGGTATTGCCCAGGACAGAATACAGTATCCTAATGCACCAGGCTTTACAGTGCCAAAGGAAGGCTTGTGGTGTAGTCTAACCATTGCAGGCGGTGCTAGCTTTACTTCAGGTGTAGCAGATAAGCCTTGTAACCGTCGTACCGGTAATATTATGGTTCAGTGTTTTGATCGACTTCATGTAGGAGAAAAAGCACTAACGATTCTCGGTGATTCTTTATTGGCTCATTTTGAACATTTCTCTTTTGATGATCTGGAATGTTTGAACGGACAATCTATTAAAGTTGGTAAAGATGCTGACTTTGTGCAATACAATGTGACCATTGGATTTACGGTGAATTGATATGGCAAAAAGGTACTTTGAAACGGTAACTGGTGAGGTTCTCGAATATGAGGACATAGAAGAAATCCCATGCAGACACAAAAATATTGAATATTCGAGAATAGAAAGTATTGAGCATCTATCAATTTGGATTTGTAGCAAATGTGGCAAACGATTTAATCAGAGCCAATTGGAAGATGAGGTGACGAAATGTATGAAGATTACGTAAGGTATTTAACTGAGAGAAAAGAACTTATCAGTAACATCATATTAATTTCGAGTAATCCTCCAGATAATCTTGATAAGAAAACCATTTCGGAATTAATGCGTATTTATTATGCAGGTATAGATAACAAGTGCAACCGTTGTGGTCATGAGAACAAGATTCCATCTTTTAAAACCATCTATCGTAATAATGCTTCATAAAATCACTTGAAAAAGCACACGCCTTCGGGCGGTTTTTTAGTTTTACTCACTACCACCTCATAGGTGGTTTTTTTATTTTTACAGGAATCACTTATGAGCAATTTTGTTTTTAAACGTGGTGACACATTCAACCTAAATTTGCAGCTCGTTGATACTGATGAGGCTTTGCAATATCCACCCGATGATGTTCGCCGTGCCATTGATCTAACAGGCTATACGTTCACATCACAAATTAAATCGTTGGCAGATGGAGCTGTGGTAGCAACTTTGACATGTGCACCATTAAGCCAAAGCACACAAAAGGGTTGGCTTAACGTGAAATCTGGAGCAAGCACAGCTGCATGGCCTGTAGGTTTATGTCAGATGGATATTAAAGCGGTAGTGAGTGGTAATACACAACATACCGAAACCTTAACCTTTCAAGTTATTGATGGGGTAACAGCTTAATGAATCTTGTATTTAAATTTAATTGGGATCATCGGCCCTTCCCATACAACGCTTTACAGGGAAAGCGGCAATTCATGCTGCCATTCGCTTCGGGCATTCCTAATCTGGCACCTAACTTTTCTCAAGTAGTTGGTACGGCAGCTATCTCCCAAGGCGGTACCGGAGCGACAACCGCAGCAGAAGCTCGATCAAATCTTGGAGCAGCTGAAAAAGGCGTGAATAGTGATATTACTCAAATTAAGGGCTTAACAACTGCTCTTGCTATAGACCAAGGTGGTACAGGTGCATCTACTGCTGCAGGAGCTCGCTCAACTCTTGGGTTGGGCGATAATGGTACACAAGGATTCTCGGGTAGCAAAACTAGTGAATTATTTGACAAGGTATCAGTCCCTCAATGGGTTGCTGCGCTCGGCGATAACAAGTTTGCATTTATTTCGAATGGTGATTGGCAGGGCGGTAATGTAAATAACCCTTTAAATATGCCGAATCGCTATGGATCATTAATGTCATATTTGGGGTCAAACTCATACGGAACTTATTCTTGGCAAATGTTTAAGTCAGTAGTTGGAGGACTTCTTTATTATCGATATGGTGCAGGAAATGATGTCTGGTCACCATGGGGGCATTTTAAAACTAGTTTTAATACCTCAGTCGATGCAAATGGATTCTTAAAGTCAGCATCACCAGTTGTGAAGTTATTTAAGGATCATATTGAGCTAAATAGTGATGCAGAAAAGCAGCCTATTGAATTTAAGAAAGTCGATGAAGGCGACTATTTACTTAAAGGCTCTTTAGGCTTTGCTCAAGAAGGTTGGTATATCGAAGTACCCAAAGACGCAAACGGCAACACCATTGTCGCTGTAGTGTATGACACCCTAGAAAATGGTGACATCTCAATTAAAACTTATAAACGAAAGTTTGATTTTGAACTTGCTGCTGTAGTTGCAGATCTAGAAAACCCTGTTGAAATCCCTGAAGCACGCTGGATTGATATCCGTTTACATGAAGAACCTGAACTGGAGCCTGAAGAAGAACATTTATCAGAAATACCTTTTAATTTTCAACCTACAAATTTATCAGAAGCAGTTTCAGCTGCTATGGTCGGCATAGCCCCGCCAGAACTCTCAGAAGAAACCAAGTAATGACCCGCTAATTTAGCGGGTTTTTTTACGCCCTCTATTTTTACCGACCCGCTCATGAAGCGGGTTCTTTTATGCCTAAATTTTGGAGAATTATAAATGAGTTCAGGCGCAAAAATTCGATTATATGCTTGTGAAGAAGCAGTATTAGGAACAACTCCAGCAAACCCAATTTGGTACACAGTACGCCGTGTAAGTGATGGTTTATCAGAAAACGTCTCAACTGAAGAAAGTAGTGAGGTTGTAGATTCACGCTATCGACAAGGTGGTGTCGTTACTGAAGCTGAAGTGGCAGGGCAGTTAGAGTTTGAATTGTCACTTGGTACATTTGATTTATTCTTAAGTGCCTTAGCCTTCAACAACTGGGCAACAAACAGTTTAACTATTGGTGGTACCGTCCGTAAGTCATTAACACTAGTTAAAGTTTTTGAAGATGTAGGTCAGGTATTTATCTACCGTGGTGTGCAGGTAAATACTGGCGAAATCACTATTCAAACTACAGGAAAGATTACTGGAAATTTTGGTTTAGTAGGTAGCTCATTCACTCGCCAAACTACAAGCCCTGTTGTGAATCCTGTTGCAGCTTCAACTCGACCGCTAGTCAGCATGCCAAACGTTGAAAATTTACTTGTGAATGGTCAATCTATTCAAGGTAAAGCGTGTATGCAGTCCTTAACGCTTTCAATTAATAACAACCTTGAAGCAATTCGTTGTATTGGTTCTGGCAAATACACTCCAGAGTTTTACTTAGAGAAGATGATGGATATTGAAGCAAATGCTTCATTTATGTTCTCAACTACAGCTGCGGGCTGGATTGATGCCATTAAAACCCGTGATGTGTTCACTCTGACTTTCGATATTAAAGACAGCAAAGGCAATAAATACTCGTTTAACTTCCCGCAGCTAGAAGTCATGGAAGCCAATCATCCGGATGGTGGCGGTGATGACATCATCACTTTAGATATCAACTTTGCTCAAGTTCGTACAGCACCGACAATTGTGCGTGCCCTTGTGTAATTTAAATTAATAAACCTTAGAGCCTATGGAATCCCATGGGCTTTTTTATTTCCTAAATTTTCGAGGTAGATATGGCTTTAAAAGTCGGAATTGTACGAAGCTCAGAAGTAGCGAAATGGTGCACGTTTGAAACCGCAGCTGGACAAGCAGAGTTTAAAATCCGTGGGGTTGGTTATAAACCTTTCCAAGTTGCATTAGAAAAGGCGGGGAATCAGATCTCGTCTAAAGGCTATGATGTGATGGTAAAAGACGAAAACGGAAAGCTTTACCATGAGCTCTTATTGGATGCAGCTGGAGCTCATTTAATTGAAGACTGGAAAGGAGTTGTTTTCGCTGAAGTGGTTGAAGGTAAGACTGTTGAAACTGAGCAGCCATACACACCAGAGAATGCCTCTAAGCTACTAAACCTTGGTGATATTGGCCTTGTGATTTGGACATTTATCAAAGATCAAGCTCAAAAGATTCAAGAAGACGCTGATAAAGACAAGGCCACGATTTTGGGAAAGTCCTCGAACTCTACAAATACCATAAAACCTACGCGTCGAAAACGCCGCACGAAATCGAACAAATCAAGTTCTTAGGTGGGCATGTTCCAGAGCCGCCAGAATATTCATATGCGGCTCAGTCCATTCTTTCGGCATTTAGCACTATTTGCAGATCTAGGAGATATGAGCAAGGTATACCGCTATCGTTAGATCAGCAGGCTATTAATGTCTATGCTGAGCATAATGATTTGCCTGTTGATGTTCATATCTTTAATGACTGTATTTTTGCCTTGGATAATCTATTTATTGAAGAGGCTCATAAGAAGATTTCGACTAAACCCAAAAAGTAATAAATAGCTATCTTCGTGATGGCTATTTTAGATAATGTATTTTGATTTGTAGAAATATATAATATTAACAATAATTTATATTTAAAATTAATATGTTAGTAAAACTTTTATATACATTGGGGTTGTCTATTTCTTTGGTGGTTTTAGTTAGCTGTACTAAACAAGGGGAAAATAAAAAACTTCCTCCTTCAGTTGAAGCGCAATTCATGAGTGCGGATCAACAAATAGGAAAGATGCTCGATGATTTAAATAATCAGAATGTTCCACTCGATCGGAAGCGCGAGATCCTTTGTAAGACATACCGTGAAGTCTACAAAACACAGTACATGCCAGCTCTACTGAAGCTTTCCCCTCATGACTACACTGAGCAAAGTATTACTAGAGATTTTGAGGCTGTGATTAGCTTTTATA